AACGGCCATTTCGGCTCAGTTTTCAAGATTTATGGATTCATATCTCTTGTTAATTGGCCGGCATGGTATTAAACCTATACCGAAGGCACGTGATCGTGAGGACTCTGAGTTCTGGGGCCAACGCAACGGACTTAGAGGGGCGATCCGCTTTATAACACTCACTCCCGTTTGGAAGTGGATGTTCACCTCGGGGCCTTCCTCCAAATATACGAAGACGTTAGCCGTGGCGAACGGTTGGACCGATATGTTGGCAATAATGTCAACTCCTATCGTGTTCGATTTATTAGAGCATTGGCGATCGTTTATCGGTGATCTCCCATTTAGAGAGTGGCTTCCGTGGTTCCCTGACGCGGAGGTTGCTCTGGATGAGTGGTGCGGTGAGGAAGCCATGAAGGCTGCGTACTCTCGCCTTGAAGCGAAATTGGAGCAAGCCAAAAAGCTTGTGAAGATGGACAAGAAGGGTGAGGTAACAGTTGGATCGGTTACTTTCGCTAATCCGGCTCTGGCCGTTGACCATTATCAGAAGTTGATCCAGCAATGGAAAGACCGAAGATTAGTGGAAGGCGGCTGGAGATCGGGAAATAATCCACAATTCCCTGTGGGGGCTCTTAGTATCGTGGAGGAGCCTGGTAAGAAGCGCATTGTTGCGATGGTGGATATCTGGACACAATGGGCCCTATATCCTCTACACCGAGCTCTGTATAAGATGCTCGGTAAGATTCCTCAGGATGGAACCTTCGACCAGCTGAAGCCTGTAAAGGCTTTACTGGAAAAGGCGAAATCCGAAGGGAAAACAGCGTTTTGGTCGTTTGACCTTTCCGCTGCAACGGATAGACTGCCCATACACATCCAGGTGTCAGTTCTCGCTGCATTTACCCATTTAGGGTTTGCCTCTACATGGGCCTCCCTTCTGGTAAACCGTTTATATCGAACTCCTAAGGAGTTCGCGACGTCGACAGGGGTGTCGGCGGTCGGGTACACAGTTGGTCAGCCTATGGGAGCCTATTCTTCGTGGGCGATGTTAGCGATGACTCACCATGCTTTGGTCCAATTCTCCGCCTGGCGGGTTGGACACAGAGTCTGGTTCACGGACTATGCGGTTCTCGGAGACGATGTCGTGATCTGTGATCGCGATGTTGCCGAAGAGTATGTAAAGGTCATGGATGAATTAGGGGTTAAGATCGGCTTTCATAAGTCGATCATTTCCAATAATTCATCTCTGGAGTTTGCTAAGCGATTCTTCTTTAAGGGAGAAGAGGTTTCACCTCTATCCCTAGGGGGGATTGCTGTAGGTTGGTTAGGGCCCGGGTTCGTACCCGAGGTCGTGGCCGCCAGTAAACAGCGACATGGTAGAGAGGTAACTCTTTATCAGATAGCCCGTTATGTAGGTGTGGGATTCAAGGCGGCGTCGGCAGCTGCAACGCGGCAGCTGTCGGGGTTACCAAGGATTCTGTCATCAGCC